ACTACTAAAAACTTGTTCACATTATGACACTTTTCACTATTTACACTTGTACAACTATTTAAGCAGCTTTGGGTATATTCAACTTTTTTACAGGTAAAAAATCCACCATCAAAGAAGAATCACGTTCTATCTTTGGTCAAACTATTCTTGGTGGTACATTTGGTTCGTCAAATTCGGTATCAAAAGAACAAGCGTTGCGAGTCGCAGCAGTCTGGTCTTGTGTTCGAGTGTTATCAGAAACAATAGCCTCCCTACCTATCTCGCTTTACGAGAAAGACAAAAACAATAATAAGATTAAATTAAATAATAACCCATTAAATAAATTAGTGGGTGAACAACCTTCAGGAATCTACAATTCATTTATGTTCTTTGAAAGGGCTTTGGTAGATTTAAGTTTTGATGGAAATTTTTGTGCTTATATAGAAAGAAATCAAGGCGGTTTACCAATAGGTATACACCCATTACAATATGATGATGTTGATGTTTTCGTTTCTCCTGATGGTAGGGAGGTTTATTACGAAGTTAAAGAAAGTTCTAATAGCGTTTACCCAATAACAGGTAAGGTGCAAAGTATGAATATGATTCACGTTAAAGGTCTATCCTTTGATGGGATTACGGGAAAATCTCCAATAGAGGCTGCAGCCGAAACTTTAGGCATATCTATATCTTTAGATAAACACGCAGGTAATTGGTTTAAAAACGGTTCACAACTAGGTGGTATTCTTAAACACCCTGCCACATTAAAGCCTGATACAGCTAAACGATTAAGAGAATCGTGGAATAGTAATTATTCAGGTGTAGCTAATACGGGGAAAACAGCGATATTAGAAGAAGGTATGGATTGGGTTGCTCGGACTGTTCCTAACAACCAAGCACAATTTATAGAGTCAAGGGAATATCAAATAAGCGACATTTGTCGTATTTTTAGAGTACCCAACCATCTCGTAAATGACCTATCTTCTGCAACTTACAGCAATATCGAAGCACAACAAATTGACTTTGTAGTGCATACAATAACACCTTGGATTAAGAGAATTGAAAGTGAATTAAACCAAAAATTAATTCCTTCCAACAAAAGAGGCATAGAATACTTTAAATTCAACCTAAACGCTATTCTTAGAGGTGATTCAAAAAGTCGTGCTGATTACTACAGAACATTAGTAAATATTGGGGTGCTTTCTCCTGACGAGGTTCGTTCTTTAGAGGACTTAAATCCTATGGGTGATGAAAGTGCAAAGGTGTATATGCAATCTAATATGATGCCTTTAGATAAATTAGGTGAGGACACTAAAAGGACAACACAATGAAAGAAAACAAGGAAATAAGGATATATAACGGTAACTACGAGGTTCGTTTAGAAGAAGGTTCTGACGAAACTAAAGTACGTGGTTATGCAGCTTTATTCGATACAGATAGCAGGGATTTAGGATTCCGAGAAACAATATCTACAAGGGCTTTTGATGGTCGCTTAGAGGACAATGTAATTTTAACATTTAATCACGATCCTAACCTAATTTTAGATAGAAACATTGGCGGTACATTAAATTTATCTGTCGATGAAAGAGGTTTGATTTATGAGGCTACTTTACCAAACACAACAGCAGGAAAAGATGTTGCTGAGTTAATGCGTAGAGGCTTGTTATATGAATCTTCTTTTGCTTTCACAGTAGAAGATGATGATTGGTCAAAAGATGGTGATACCACTAGACGAACTATTAATAAAATAGGCAGATTAGTAGATGTTTCCATAGTAGGTGTTGGTGCTTACGCTAACACAGATGTCGCACTTCGTTCTAAGCAAGAATTTGAGGAATCTACTTCCCCAAAGGCTAGTGAAGAAACGAAAGAAGAACCAACCGAGGTACGACAGGATAACGATGAGGAAACCCCTCAATCAGTTGGTTCACAAATCAATTTATTAACTAACGAATTAAATCTAAAAAGAAGGATATGAAAAATTCCGTAGAATTAAGACAAGATAGAGCAGCGTTAATCGCAGAGGCGAATGTGATGCTTGAATCTTGCAAAACTGAATCTCGTGACTTAAACGAAACTGAGCAAGTTTCTTATGATGAGAAAATGACAGCTATTGACAAATTAGCTAAAAACATCGAAACTGTTGAACGACAAGAAAAATTGAACGCTGAAATTGCATCTAATGTAGGGGTTGCATCAATTCAAAAGACTTCTGACATTAAAGAAGTTCGTGACTATTCTGTTTTCAAAGCGATTAAAGGAATGATGAACAACAACCTTGATGGTGTTGAGAAAGAAATGCACCAACAAGCAGTAAACGAAGCTAGAGCAGCAGGACACACCGTTAACGGTTTAGGTATTCCTGCATCTATGTTAGAATCTCGTGCAGCAGAAGGTGTAACAGAAACAGGTTCAGCTATTGCTCCAACTTCTGTTAGTTCTTATGTTGATGCAATGCGTGAGTCATCCGTATTCGGTAAAGTAGGTGCAACTATCTTAAATGGTTTATCTGCTAACACAATCATTCCGATTACAGGTACTTCAACTGTTAATTGGGAAACTGAGGTGGCTACTACTACAGAAGGTGGTCAAGGATTCGGTAAGGTGACTTTAAGCCCTAACAGATTATCTTCTTTCGTTGATATTTCTAAACAACTTTTACTACAAAGTGGTAGTGGTGCAGAAGCAGCGATTATGAAAGATTTAGGTCGTGCAGTTGCTCAAAAAATTGACACAGCAATCTTTACTACTGCAGGTGTAGCAGGTGCGCCAGACTCTATAGGCGAGGCAGCTAATATTAACACGTTTACTGAGGCAAGTTATAACGCAGGTACATCCGTTGTTGCTGATATGGTTACTGCACAAGGTGTTTTAGCACAAGCAGGTGGCTTGGATGGTAACTTAGCTTATGTAGCTTCTCCACACTTGATGGGACAAATTAAAACGGGGGCGCAAGTTGATAACGTATTAGCTGCACTTCAAGGCAACTCAGTAGCAGGTTACCCTTGTTACTTCACTAATGGATGTACAGGTGTTGCAAACACATCAGGTGACTTCTACTTCGGTGATTTCAGTAAATTATTCATTGGTTTGTTTGGTGGTCTTGATATTGTTATTGACCCTTACACTCAAGCTGCATCAGGAAGCACACGTATTGTACTTAACAACTACCTTGATTGGGGTGTTGCACAGGAACGAGTTGATGGTGCTGACGTTGTAGGTAAAGCGTTTGTAAAAGCTACTTCTGCTTTAGTATAGTAGAATATAGATACTAATAATTAAAAGGGGGTTCTTCGGAACTCCCCTTTATTAACTTTAACTCTTTCAATATATACTTATGTATCTCGACCCTAACTATAACGTACAAGGCGATTTGGTTATTTCAGATGACCCTGCAACACAGGTTGTTAGTGTAGATGAAATTAAAGAACACCTTCGTATTGATACTTCTGATGAAGATGATTTGTTAGGTGTATATATAGATGCTGCAACAGAAATGGCAGAACACTATTGTACAAGGCATTTTATTGAACACGAGTATAAGTTATATTTCAATACGGTAGTATCACAGGCATCTTTAATATTCCCTGATTGTACGCTAAAAACAAGCGGAGCAAACTACCCGATTCATTGGTTGGATGTAAATGGAGAAGAGCAAACATCATCAGATGCTTACATAGATGCTTATTCTAATCCCTCTATATGTTATTTGAAAAGCACGTTTACATCGCCTACGTTGGCTGATGACGCTGCTAACACATTTTGGATAGAGTTTAAAACAGGTTTCGGTGATGCACAAAGCGATGTACCACAGGCTATACAACAAGCTATTAAATTGATTGTGGCTGATATGTACTACTTTAGAGAGGATCGTAAGAGAAGATTCCCAATGGCATCTGAAATATTACTACAACCTTATAAATGTTTCCATTAAGATATGGCTTTCATTGCAAAAATAAAGGCAGGGGAATTTAACACAAGAATTACCTTTAAGGATAAAACTTACACTCAGGATGGTTTTGGTGGTGTTACAAGCGTTGATTCAACAGTAGCTACCGTTTGGGCTAACAAGAATGTTAAGTCGCTTAGAGATATTGAGGAGAAGTTTGAAGGAGAAGAATTACAGTCTTATGGTAGGTTCGTTTATACAGTTAGGTATAGCAGCGACACTAAGGCAATAAAATCTGATTGGATTCTTACCGATTCAGGAGATGAATACGAAATTATAGGTTACGTTATAGACCCACGAAAAGAGTTTATTGAGATTTTTGTAAAACAAGATTTACCAACCGATAACCCTATTTAGTTATGGCTGCTAAAAATATGAGAATTACCGTTAGGGGAGTTGATGATATTAAGCAAGGTTTAAAAAGACTTGGTTATTCAGTTAAACAATCTCGTACACAAATAAATAAGGCTCTTAGACCTGCAGCAACTAAACTTGTAAAAGGGATGCAACAAGCGTATCGAAAAGAGTTTAATACTCACAATAAAAAGCGTGATGGTAGAAGAACACCGACTTGGGAAACGATAGGTATTAAAACAGCTAAACGCTCTAAGAATCCTGCTCTATATGTAGGACCTCTTAAAAAAAGAACAACCCCAATTAGGGTAAAGGGCAAGGATAGTTACAATTTAGCTGCTATGCAAATAAAGGGTAACGCAATTCAAGCCCCTAGAAGAAATATATTTAAGGAAACAGCAAAAAAAATGGAATCGACAATTTATGTAAGTGCTGAAAGGGATTTAGATAAGATGTTAAACAAACTTATTAAAAAAGCAGGATTTTAGATATGTTTGCAGTTATAGGACAAAAGATAAACGATAGATTAAGGGGTAATACCAACTTTGTTAACGCAAATGGTAAAACTC